GTAAAGGCAAAGCAGCACCAAATCAATTTAGTACCTATCCAAGCGTATCAATAAATGAGTATGCGAAGTTTTATGATGAAATTGATGTATCGTTAATACCTTTGCGAGATAACCGATTTAATAAGCTAAAATCTAATTTAAAGTTAATTGAAAGCGGATTTAAAAAGAAAGCCTGCATAGTTTCAAATGTTCATCCTTACGAACCTATGTTAAAACATGGTGTTAATTGTTTAGTAGTTAAGCATAAAAACGATTGGTATAAAAATATGGTCAAGTTAATTAATAATCCTGCCATGATTGAGGATTTAAGCGAACAGCTATATAATGATTGTCAAGTGCAACATATTGACCGAATAGCTGAATTAAGATATAGAACCTATAAAAAAATATTAGAATTATGATAGATAAAATTTTATACTGCATTGGAATATCAATGCTTTTTACTAGCTTTTTTAGCTTAACTCAATTGCCTAAATGGATTGATTTTAAACCGTTTAATTGTAATGTGTGTTTAACCTTTTGGATATGCGGATTTACAATTCAGTTTAACTTGGTTGATTACTTTCAATCACTTGCAATAGCTGGTTATGCTGCTTATTTTTCAATGATTTTAAAACGTTTAATTTATAGAATATGACACCAAAAGAAAAAGCAATTGAAATATATGATAATTTTTATTTATTGCATCAAAGCGCAACAGATGAAAACGGAGTTTGGTTTATTAGTGCATTAAATAAAGGTTTGGCAAAAAAATGCGCATTAATAGCAGTAGATGAAATTTTAAATGCAATACCAAATGAGTATTTAGATATTCATGGCGGTGAAACTTACATGCAAATCAATGACGATGTTGAATATTGGAATGAAGTTAAACAAGAAATTGAAAAAATATGAGAACATTTAAAGACATTTTAGAACAACTAAAATATAAAGGTGAAAACCGATTTAGCTTATACGAGTTACTAGAAATATTTATTAACGAAGCTGATTGGGTTGGTAGTAGCCAACAGTTTTTAGAACTTGCATCGATATGGCATGAGATAAGCGGAACACGAGTTAATACTGGTTGCCCTGCATGCTGTTTAGATACGTTAAAGAGTTTAAAAAATTGGTATATTCGTGAAAGTGAAATACATTTAAAAGAAGTTCAACCTAAAAAAAGGAGTAAATAATGGCATTAATAGCAATGGCAGTACATGATACTGACGAAAATCAAAGGTCAAAATATACCAAAGAAACAATTGAAAGTTTATACCAAACAGTTGATTTTAGCCAACACAGATTAATTTTAGTAGATAATAATAGTTGCCAAAAAACAAAAGACCTTTTAGATAATTATTGCTATATTAATAGTGGTTTAAGTATAAAAGTAATAACTAACTCCGAAAACGTTGGAACTGCCAAAGCAATTAATCAAGCATGGGCATTAAGACAACCAAATGAAGTCCTTATTAAAATGGATAACGATGTTGTAATTAATAATTTTGGGTGGGTTGAAGAAATGGAAACAGCTATGCGATTAGGCGGTTATGGAATAGTTGGTTTAAAACGTAAAGACTTAATGCAGCATCCAAACGCTAAAGACAATTGGAAAACTGAACTTAAAATGTTGCCACATCAAAAAGGCGAAGCATGGATAGTAGTTGAAGAAAGCGAAGACATTATGGGGACTGTTCAAATGTTCCACCCTAGTTTAATAAATAAAATGGGTGGGCTTATGCAAGCAGGAGTGTATGGATTTGATGATACACTAGCTTGCATTAGGGCAAAGCTACTAGGATATAAACTAGCGTTTTTGCCACATATAGACATTGACCACATAGATGTAGGTGGCGATGCTTACACCGAATGGAAACGAAAGTATGCAGCCGAAAAAACAAAAGAATTTTACCAAATAAAAGAGGGTTTAATTAATGGAACAATACCAATAAAAGTAGAGTTATGAAAATAGAAAAAGTTAAAATAACGGAAGTAAAAAGCAATCCAAACAATCCGAGAGTAATAAAAGATGACAAGTTTAAAAAGCTAGTTCAATCAGTTAAAGACTTCCCACAAATGTTGGATATAAGGCCAATAGTTGTAAACGATGAAATGATTGTACTTGGTGGCAATATGCGGTTAAAGGCGTGTATTGAAGCAGGTTTAAAGGAGGTTTCAATAATCAAAGCAAGTGAATTGACACATGAGCAACAAAACGAATTTATAATTAAAGACAATGTAGGATTTGGTGAGTGGAATTGGGATGTAATTGCAGATAATTGGGATTATGAATTATTAAATGATTGGGGTTTAGATATTCCTGGCTTTGATTTGACTGATGAATTTAGAGAAGAAACTCCTTATAATTTTATGAATAAAGTAACAATTGAATTTAAGACAACAGAAGAAGCAACTGCTTACTTTGAATTAGCAACTAAAGATGGATTAAAAGCAAAACTATCATGATTATACCAAAATTTGAAAATGCAAACGGTTATTATAATTTACTTTCTGAAAAAGATATTCAAGAAAAAACTCATGTTATAAATTTTAGTGGCGGTAGAACTTCCGCATATTTATTGTATCATTTAATTAGTTTTATACCAAAAGAAAAAATAATGGTAAACTTTGCTAATACTGGTAGAGAACATGAGTCTACTTTGGAATTTGTTAGAGATTGTGAAAAAGATATTGGAATTAAATTTAATTGGCTGGAATATGACCTAGATAATGATAATTTAGATAAAAAAGGTAAGCCTAAAAAATGGTTTAAATTAGTTGATTTTGAAACTGCTTCAAGAAATGGCGAGCCTTTAAAAAAATCAATTTATCGAATGAATTTTGTACCTAATTTAATGGTAAGGTCATGCACGATAGAAAGTAAAATAAGAACGATGGAAAATTTTAGAGATTTTTCTGGAGTTAAAAAAGATGATTGCGTAGTTTATATTGGCATAAGATGGGATGAACCAAAAAGATGGAGTAAAAATGTAAATCAATTTCCTGATAATTATGACAACATAGCATATCCATTAGTTGATTGGAAAATTACAAAACAAATGGTTTTAGATTTTTGGAAACAAATGCCTTTTGATTTAAAATTAGTTGAGCCTTTTGGTAATTGTGATTTATGTTATTTAAAATCAGTAAAAAAAAGAATAGCAGTATTAAAAGAAAATCCTAAAGTTGCTGAATTTTGGAGCAACATAGAAACTGAAAAAGGAGAACAATTTGATAGATCTTATTCAGTTAAACAATTATTAAAAATAGCAACAGGTCAAACTATTGCGGATTTATCAAATGAAAGAAATTATGACATTGATTGTAATTGTAATGTAGATTAATTATGGCATACGACAGAGTTAAAATATACAACCAAGCACTCGACCTAATAGAGAAGAAGAAACTATTCTTTATTGAGGATGTGGTTACTTTATTGCCTTGTGATAAAACTACCTTTTATAGATTTTTTGAAGTAGAAAGCAACGAATACAACACTATAAAAGAGGCACTTGACAAAAATAAGATTGAAATCAAGAACGGACTGCGCAACAAGTGGTACAACGGAAACAACCCTTTAACGCAAATGGCACTTTATAAGTTGATAGGAACAGAGGAAGAATATCATCGTATTGCATCAACTAAAACCGAAAACAAAAACATTAATATTGAAAAACCAATTTTTAACGGATTAGATATAAATGTAAAAGAAGATGCTGATTAAAACAACAGCCCAAGATAAAATAGCAGCCTTACGAAAACGTATAAGAATTGTAAGGGGTGGAACAAGTGCATCGAAAACATTTAGTATAATACCCTTTTTAATTGATTACGCTTATAAAAATAAGAATAGTGAAATAAGTATAGTCAGTGAAACAATCCCGCATTTAAGGCGTGGAGCAATACGTGACTTTTTAAAGATAATGGATTTGATAAATTGGTTTGAGCCTGCAAATTGGAACAAATCAAGTTTAACTTATACTTTAGATAATGGAAGTTTTATTGAGTTTTTTAGTGCAGATAACCCAAGTAAATTAAGAGGTGCAAGGCGTGATGTCTTATTTATAAATGAGTGCAATAATGTAAACTTTGAAAGCTACTACCAATTAGCAATTAGAACACGTAAATTTATTTATTTAGATTATAATCCAGTTGCTGAATTTTGGGTAGATACTGAATTAGTAAAAGATAAAGATGCTGAACGCATTACGTTAACTTATAAAGACAATGAAGCATTAGACATATCAATTGTAAAAGAAATTGAAAAGGCGAGAGATAAAGCAGCAACATCAAGCTATTGGAGAAATTGGTGGACTGTATTTGGATTAGGTCAAATAGGTAGCTTACAAGGTGT